AAACAGGGAGTGGAATTTTTACTTACCGAAGGCGAGCTTTTTGAGATTTGGGACGAACAAAGCGGGCGGTGCGCCTTGTCGGGAGTGCTACTTACTTACCACCAAGCGGGGCATTACGGTGGAGGTAAGCCGGGCGACTTTAACGCCTCAATAGACCGAATAAACCCCAAAGCCCCCTATGTAAAAACAAACGTACAATTGGTGGCATGGCGCATAAACTCCATGAAAAACGACATGTCCGAGGAAATGTTCTTTTGGTGGGTACGAAATTTATACAAAAACCACACTGAAAAAATCGAAGGGCCGTCCGATTAACTCTATACACGCCACGTAAATAAGTTATACTAGCGGTTACATCCATCCTGACTGCGGCCCAATTGGGCGCGGCAGACCCTAGCCACGACAGGAGAAACATATGGCTACTCACCACAACACCCCCGTGCTGTACAGCGGTTTTGCTTCTGGTTACAAAGCTCTCCGCGAAATGCCCATGGCAATTAACCCCGACTATTTCGTGGTTGTTGACGATTTTACCGGTATCGCTATTGATACTACCAACGACTGGACTGAGCTTAAAGATGGTACTGCATCTGTTGCAATTGTGGCGGATACCGTTGGTGGCGAGGTTGCTTTGACCTCTACTGCGACCACTGATAACGACGGTGCGTCCATCCAAGGCAACGAGATTTTTGCGGTTACTGCAGACAAAGACATCTTTTTCCAGACCCGGATTAAGTGCAACGACGCAGATCAGACCGACATTTGTGTGGGCCTGACTGTTAACTTCGCTACCAATCCCGAAGCCATGCTGGCTGCCACTGACCGCATTGTGTTCCAAGTGGACGACGGCGATGCGTCTATCAACTGCATTACTGAGAAAAACGGTACAGCTACCACCACTGATTCTGGTGTGGATTTGGCTGACGACACTTACATTGTGTTGGGTTTTTCTGTGAACGGTACTGGCAGTGTGACGTTTTATGTCAATGGTCAGCAGGTTGCACAGCATACCACCAATATCCCGGATGACGAGAACCTTACTCTGGCTGCTATGAGTGTTTCTGGCAGTGCTTCTGGTACTCGGGCTACCACTCTTGACTACATCATGGGTGCGCAAACCCGATAATAGGAGGTTACTATGGCTGAAGCCAAAACCAAAGCGGCCCCCACCAAGAAGAAGTCCACAACGCGGGCGGCGTCAAAACCGCCCGTAGGTTCTGCTGCTCATAAGGCACGGGTGCTTCGCGGCGAAATTAAGGAGTAGGTCATGCAATACGATATTTGGGCAATTACGCCCTCCACCAGCGCCACACTATTGAAGGCCGCTGCGTCTATTGCTGGTGCCGGGGATATTACCCTACTGACTAACGCGGTCAGCCCACACGGTACAGGCTATAAACTACTGTTTACTTCTGCGGGTAATGACGCGGGCATTAACTTTACCATTACTGGAATCAAGGTAGGCGACCTCACCGGAAAGTACACCACGGAGATTGTGGCAGGGGCTAACGCAAGTACATCCAGCTCTACTAATTTCTACACCTATGTGGACAGTATTTCAGTAGATGGGGCGTCAGCGGGCAATGTCAGCATTGGCACCACCGGGTCTTTGGCCTTTGGCCGGGCGCGAATCAAGAGTTTGTATTTTGTAGGTGCGGGTTCTGCCGGTTCCATCAAATTCAACCTCAATAGTGCTAGCGGTACTTTGCTGCTTCAAATCGACACTCCGGCGTCTTCTGCGTCTTTTTCCGACAGCGTTACTATCCCACAAGAGGGGATTCTTACCCAACGCAGCAACCCTACAGACTTTGCGGTTATGACACTGGACCAAGTAACCAATGTAACTGTGTTCTGTGGCTAATAGGGGGCGCTATGAGCCGATACTTCAACAAAGGCGGTCGGGTAGACAAGGCCAAAATGAAGTGCAACTCCCCCCGCCGTACTCCCGGCCACCCCAAAAAATCGCATATCGTTAAAGCGTGCGAAGGGGGCAAGGAAAAAATCATACGGTTCGGGGAGCAGGGCGCAAAAACCGCCGGAAAACCCAAGAAGGGTGAATCCGCACGGATGAAAGCCAAACGCAAATCCTTCAAGGCCCGTCACGGCAAGAACATCAAGAAAGGTAAAATGTCGGCGGCATATTGGGCGAACCGCGAAAAATGGTAGTAAAAATAAGGGCTTAGCGCATGCCGAGCAAGAGTAAGAAACAACATAACTTCATGGCGGCTGTCGCCAATAACCCCAAATTCGCAAAACAGGCAGGCGTAGCGCAGTCTGTCGGGGAAGAGTATATGAAAGCTGACAAAGGCAAGAAGTTTAAAGAGGGGGGAACTGCTAACTTCCCTGACCTCAACAAAGACGGCAAAGTAACCCGCGCTGACGTACTAAAAGGCCGTGGTGTAGAGGGTTTTCGCCGTGGTGGCGGTGTACGCGGCATGCGGTGCCCCCGCGATGGTATGGCGCAACGCGGAAGAACTAAAGGCACAATGCGATGATGAAATGCAGAGGCATGGGCAAAATGCGCCCCATCGCGCTAAAAGAGGGCGGCACGGTAAAAGACGAGTGTTACCGCAAGGTTAAGTCTCAATATGAAGTTTTTCCGTCCGCCTATGCCTCCGGCGCGATAGCCAAATGTAGGAAGGCAAAAGCCCGTGGCCGTTCGTAAGACTAAAAAGGGCGCGGCCCTAAAGCGGTGGTTCAAAGAGGACTGGAAAGACGTTCGTACTGGCAAGCCCTGTGGGCGTCAGAAAGGCGAGAAGCGGGGAACCCCGTACTGCAGGCCCACTAAACGTGTCTCCAGTAAAACGCCCAAAACGTCTGGCGAGATGACTGCAGCGGAGAAAAAATCTCGTATTGTACAGAAAAAACGTTTGGGGCAACCTGCGGGCAAACCGAAACGGGTCAAGCCGTTAAAGCGGAAGAAGAAATGATTACGTGGACCGAACGCACTGCTATAGCTAAAGAGATACGGGACTGGTCATCCCATGCGTTGGAAGTTGCGCGCCCCGAGTTTAACGGCTTACCAGCCTGTCCCTATGCCAAAGCTGCGTGGAAAGATAACAAAGTAGACGTGGTGTTCAAGTTCGAGAAGGAAGACTACAAGCGCCTGTATATGGCCCTGCATAACTGGGACGGCTCCAAAGAGTTGGTGATTATAGCCGATACAGCGTTCATAGAAGACCCGGAAGAGTTCCATGAGTTTGTAGACAACGTTAACGAGGCCATTGCCAACAACGTGTTTAGGGACCGGGACTTGTGGGTTATGGGCTTCCACCCCTACGAAGACGCCAACGAGCTGATAGACGACGGGACATTTGAGGGCGAAACAGATACCCCCTACGCGGCGTTTTTTGTGCAGCGCCTGTCGACGCTGGAAGAAGCTTCCGATAAACTGAAACGGCTGGGATATTACGACAAGTTTGACCCAGAACTAGCTAAAATCTACGAAGTACGAAAGTCTTTCTACAGGAGATTGAACAATGCCGGGAATTAGGAAAATGCGTGGTGGCGGTATGGCCATGAAGAAAATGCGCGCGGGTGGTATGGCTAAAAAGTCTGGCCCCGCTAAAAAGAAAGCCATGAAGAAGACCGCGAAGAAAGCGAAGAAGAAGTAATTCATGACAACTACGGGCACCACAAACTTCGCGCCGGACTTCACTGAAATAGCGGAGGAGGCGTTCGAGCGGGCTGGGAAACAGTTACGCTCTGGTTATGATTTGCGGACTGCCCGTAGGTCCATGAATTTGCTGACTATTGAGTGGCAGAATCGTGGTATAAACATGTGGACGATAGAGGAGGGGGCTGTAAATCTTGAACAAGGTACCGCCACCTATGATCTTCCTGCAGATACTATTGATCTTCTGGAGCATGTTATACGGACGGGGGCTGGCAACGTTACTACACAGTCAGACCTGAACTTGTCCCGAATCAGCGTTTCCACCTACTCAAGCATACCAAATAAGCTATCCCAAAGCCGACCCATTCAGATTTATATCGACCGGGGCAGAGACAACCCCACCGCAACAGTATGGCCAGTGCCCGACCGGGGTACCCTAGCTGAACCCTACTATATACTCAAGTATTGGCGGATGCGGCGCATACAGGACGCTGGCAACGGGGTAGAGACGGCGGATATGAATTTTCGGTTTTTGCCCTGCCTAATGGCGGGTTTAGCCTATTATATTGCTATGAAAGACCCGGAGCTTGTTGCACGGGTGCCTATGCTGAAAGCCGACTACGAAGAACAGTTCCGGCTGGCAGCGGAGGAAGACCGAGAAAAGGCGTCTGTACGTTTTGTACCGAGAATCTACGGGCCGAGGTAAAGCACAATGGGTGTTAAGTTTGCCTCCGGCCAAAACGCTATCGCAGAGTGCGATGTGTGCGGGTTTCAGTACAAATTACGGCAACTAAAGAATTTGGTTGTAAGGGGCGATGTCACTGAAATAAAGGCGTGTCCTGAGTGTTGGGAGCCTGATCATCCGCAAAACATGTTGGGTGAATTCCCGGTTCACGACCCGCAAGCAATCAGAGACCCGAGACCCGATTTTGCTGGGTATGCGCAGAGCAGAGCATTGATTTTTCCGGTAACCCCGGTGGTAGGCACGACATTTATCGGTGAAGTCACCATACAGATAACGTAAGCGAGAGTGGATATGAAAAACAAGGCCCCGAAAGCGAAAAACATGAGCACGGTCAAACCCTACAAGCCCATGACGGATGTGAATAAGCCGATCAATATGAAGACTAGCGGCGTTAAAATACGCGGCACTGGGGCGGCCACAAAGGGTACAATGGCCCGTGGACCAATGGCGTAAGGTTTAGGATTGTAGACCACGATGAACTATTCCGAATTGACAAGCAACATAGAGGACATCTGCGTACAGACGTTTACTGCAGACCAGCTTGCTCTGTTCGTTCAACAGGCGGAGCAGAAAATCTACAATACGGTAGACCTGCCGGCGTTTCGGAAAAACCAGACAGGAAGCCTGACAGCGGGCAATAAGTATCTCACGATGCCGTCAAACATGCTTTATGTCTATTCTCTGGCGGTTGTTGATGGTAGCGGGAACTACACGTACCCGCTGAACAAGGACGTTAACTTTATTCGAGAGGCGTACCCCAACCCGTCAGACACAGGACTGCCGAAGCATTACGCTGTTTTTGACCAGAATTCGTTTATTGTAGGTCCCACTCCGGATGCTAATTATGCTTCCGAGATACACTTTTCCTACTACCCAGAGTCTATTGTTACTGCCGGTAACACATGGTTAGGTGATGAATTTGATTCTGCGCTGTTGAACGGAGCTTTGGTCGAGGCTATTCGCTTCCTGAAAGGTGAAGCTGACATGGTGGCACTGTACGAGAAGCTGTACGTGCAAGCGGTCGGGTTACTTGTTGAGGTGGGTGATGGGAAGCTGCGCGGGGATGCTTACAGAGATGGTCAAATTAAGGTGGCTACAGCATAATGTTTAGTGTAAACAGCGCGTTAGAAATGGGCAATGTTACCGTAGCTTCGGTCTCTGGCCGGGGGTTTACCCCCGAAGAGCTGGCGGAACAGGCTCTTGATAAGATTATTTACGTAGGCGGAAACTGTCACCCTGCGATACGAGATC